TGGCAAAGTTGAGTTAAAATATACCGATAAAACTACAAGTTCGGATATTAATTTTACTCAGCTAAACAAAGTATCAAATAGTAATGTTCGTGGCTTTGTTGATACGTACAAAAAATGGCTAGGTGTTGACACATTGGACACGTGGGCAAGTTCAACAGACACAGGCAAAGAACGTATGAGGATTTTAAAAGATTCTTTTTGGGTTGCCTTGCCATTAATCAAAGCTGACTGTTTGCAAAAAAATAAAGCTGGTAAACAATTCACAGGAAATAAAAATTCAGAAGTTTTTATTGAGGGTAGCTTTGCAAAAGAATATAGCCCTAATCCAACACATCAAAAAGATACAGACCAAGTTAGCATGAAGTTCTCGGAACTTAAAAAAGCAAGTCAAAATTATTATGCTGATGGATCAACTAACTTAACTACAAATGAAACATCAGGAACAGATAATTCATTTGTAGCCAGTATCAAAAAAATGGCTAGAACTATTAATGCAAGTAAAGGCGAACTTGTATTAAAAAAAGAACAAGCTGGAACTGAACAAGCTGTTCAACAATTAGCGATAGCTTGTAATAATTGGACTGATGAATTTAAGAATATTCAACAATCAGTTATGACACCTGAACAAAAAGTTCAGTACAAAAAAACAGCTTAACAATATCTTAAGGAATTAACCCCAGTGTCATTAAGTTGATGCTGGGGTTTTTTTTTGGTTGCTCTTAAATTATACCAAGTGATTTACAGGGGGGTTGATAGTTACAAAAATTAATCCCACCTAAAATCTCCAAGCGTGGCACTCAAATTTTATCGGGGTTATTTTAGGGAATACCCTTGACAATATTTGTGGGAAACTTTTTGATTTTTTCCATAATTAAATTTAAAAAGTATTTGCAGGGTATACGCAGGGTGCAAGGGGGGTACTTATATCAATAAGTATAGCCACGCCCTAAAATACCCCAAAGCACTGTTACTCATATACTGGGCTATATCTCAGGGTATATATTCTTATATCTCCCGACTATATCCCTGGGGGGTAGTTATATATTTAACTATGTTATATATATAAAACCCCCCGTCATACCTATAGGTATATTATACACCTGTTTTAGCATTCTGTCAAGAGTTATCTTATGACAAATTGTCGCACCTACTTAAATAGTTAAAATATAGCTTGACAAAAGTCATATTCGTGTGTATAATAGAATCAAGTGCACATTAAAAGGACACACGCAACATTCGCATACGACATGCACAAGAGGTCATCACTAATCTGCACTTAATTATTTTAGGGAATTCCCTAGGGTTCCCTTTTAAAATGGATAGAAATTTATTACAACAGGATATTCCTTTCAAGGAATTAATGGAAATTATAAATGCAAAGCATGGATTCTACTATAATACCGAGTCGAAAAAAAAGCTTGACCGATATACAGGAAAAATTTCTAGACGTATTGTTCGGGGAAGCGAGAGGAGATCCAAGAAAGGCTGGGGAGCTAGCAGGATATTCAGGTCATTCATACCCAAAGGTTCTTAGGAATCTTAAGTCTGAAATTATAACAAGAGCTGAGAATTACTTAGCAACCCACTCAGCCAAAGCTGCAACTAAAATGGTAGATATGCTTGACGAGGATGGCACAACACCTCATGCTAACATTAGAATGGAAGCAGCTAAACAGATTTTAGACAGAATTGGAATTGTACGTAAAGATCAAATTGATATAAACATGAAATCCCTACATGGTATTTTTATACTACCAGCCAAGGATGTACCTAAGAATGAGTAAAATAGATTCAGAACGTAAAAAAAATTATAATAATATATCTTTAAAAGATTCAAACACATTACTCACAAAAGTAATTAAGTTTCCTAATGCTCCGCATCCATCAGTTACAGATTACAATAAAAGAATTCAGCATTATAAACCATATAAGTATAAATCTAAAAATCCTAAAGTTATAAAAATTAATTTAAGTGGAATCAGTAAGAATTAAACGAAGAGCTAGGACAGTTCCATTCGGATATAAACTTTCAGAAGACGCAGATTACATTGAACCTGTTGAATCTGAACTAGAAGCTCTAGAACAGGCAAAGAATTATTTAAAAACATGTTCCTACCGAGAGGTAGCAATATGGTTAAAAAGAAAAACAGGCAGATATCTTTCACATGTCGGACTTAAAAGACGAGTTATCAGAGATAGTACCACCAAAGCCCAAGCGTATTATACAGAGAAAGGCGAAGGAATCAGCCAAACAGGTTTTAGCAAGAACACGTAAGAAAGTTGCAACTGCTGAGCAGGCACTCCGCTCAGCTAAACATCATGCCGAACATGTTAAACAGAAACTACAAAATGTTAACACGGCATTGAATGGAAAAGAACAGCAACTATTAACCCAAGACGTAATCGATAGTGCTCCTAAAAATATACGTGAGCATATAGATCAGCAGGATGTTGTCTTTAAACCTAATCCAGGTCCACAGACAACCTTTCTTGCAGCTTCCGAAAAGGAAGTATTCTATGGAGGAGCAAGAGGCGGAGGTAAATCCTATGCTATGCTAGTGGATCCACTTCGTTATTGCGACAAGACTCACCATCGGGCACTATTACTTAGAAGGACAATGCCAGAATTGAGAGATTTGATTACGCATTCTCAACGGTTATACAATCGGGCATTTCCAGGAGCTAAATGGAGAGAGCAAGAAAAAGAGTGGAGATTCCCTTCGGGAGCAAAGATAGAGTTCGGGTACGCAGAGAACATGACAGACGCTTTACGTTACCAAGGGCAATCTTACACATGGATAGGCGTAGACGAACTACCACAATATCCTTCGCCAGATATATATAATTTTTTAAGATCTTCTTTACGTTCAGTAGATCCAGGGATACCTGTGTACATGCGATCCACAGGAAATCCAGGTAACATAGGTTCACAATGGGTTCGTGAAATGTTTGTAGACCCATCAGAATTTAATAAAACGTTTGAAGTTAAAGTTGATACTCCAACAGGAACAAAGAAGATTAGCAGACGATTTATTCCAGCTAAACTTCAGGATAATCCTTATTTAACACAAACGGAGGATTATTATGTTATGTTGGCTTCTTTACCCGAAGTACAGCGTAAGCAATTTTTAGATGGAGATTGGGATGCATTTGAAGATTCCTCATTCCCCGAATTTAACAAGGCAATCCATGTGGTTGATCCTTTTGAAGTGCCTAAAGGTTGGCAGAAATTTCGTTCTGCAGACTGGGGCTACGCTTCTCCTGCTTGTGTTCTTTGGTTTGCTATTGATTATGATAACAATCTATGGATATATAGAGAATTATATACCAAAAAGATTACGGCAGATGTATTTGCACGAAAAGTCCTGATGTTAGAAAAGGATGAGTATATTCGATACGGAGTTTTAGATGCAAGTACTTGGGCAAGACGTGGAGATATCGGACCTAGTATTGCAGAGACAATGATTCAAGTAGGTTGCCATTGGCGGCCTTCGGATAGAACTCCAAGAAGTCGTATAAGTGGAAAACTTGAAATTCATAAGCGATTGAAACCTAGTGATAATAAGAAGAAAGAACCAGGACTTAGAATTTTTTCTACTTGTAGAAATTTAATAAGAACCTTACCCCTTTTACCTTTGGATGAAAGTAATCCAGAAGATATAAATACGGATGCAGAAGATCATGCATACGATGCATTAAGATATGGTTGTATGAGTCGACCAATTCATACAAGTTATGCTGCCCGTATGTATAAAAAACCTAAACTTCAATTTCAACCAGTTGACAGAGTATTTGGATACTAATGCCACTAAATAAAAAGGGAAAGAAAATATTAACATCTATAAAAAAACAGTACGGAACCAAAAAGGGGAAATCTGTTTTTTATGCAATGGAACATTCAGGGAAGTTGAAAAGTGTTAAGAAAAAAACTTCCTGAAATTAACCATAAAAATTTTCCCTATGATCTTGTTTTAATATCATGGGAAGATATAGTATCATGTTCTGACTGGTCATATATTTCAGAAATAAAAAAATCTAAAACAGCTATTTGTAGCAGTGTTGGATGGTTGATGGAAAAGAATACTACAACGACAGTTATTATGGCAGATTTAAGTTTTGAAGAAACTAAAGAAATTAAACAAGGAGGGTCGTATACTACGATACCAACTAAAAATATAATATCGATAAAAAAAATAAAACTATAAAACTGGAGAAACCCGTGGCAAAAAAGAAAAAGAAAAATAGAACAATTCAAGATGTCATTGAAGATATCCGAGAGTTACATGATAAGGAAGAAGAATTATTAATGGAACTCGAAGAGAAAACAGACATTGATGAAGGAGAAGAATAATGGA